ACAAGTATTGGCTAAAGCCAAAAGAGTTAGCGGATCAATTTGTTTTTCCAATCCAATGAGAGATATAGCCAATTACGCTTGAAGCGGCAGACACCAATGCCATCCCCGCCCAAAAACCACCACGCCCTTTGTTAGCCAAAGCAATAAGCGTTTCCATGTCGCGCTCAAGTTTGTCTACCTTGTCGGTCATGCTCTCGACCTTTTGCCAAAGAACTCCGTATTTAACGGGATCAATTTCCATAATCAGGCCAAGTAACTTCCCAAGGGAAGCCGCTTTGTGTAGGTATATCTCGTAAGGCTTGACGATAAGTAGCCCACACCGTTTTATCAACGGGAGCATCTGCTACTTGTGACCAGTCTGAGTCTTTTAACTTTTGGTCACGTTGGTCACGCATAGATTTGGCTTGTTGAGCATCTAAAGCAGTCTTGGCATCGGCATCCATATCAGCCACGGAATACTTGGTGTACCAGTTGCCATCTATCTTTTGTACGCCATTGCGATAAGCGGTTTGGTAGCGTGTGGGTGAGGCTTGTGGGCCTTCAAATACAACACTAGCACCAAAGTCATTTAATGTCTCTGCGCTGATGATTTGCGGGAATGATGTGTTTGGATGTAATTGACGAAACTCTGATTCGTACATTACTTGACCTGATTGTGTTCTGATTTCCATGATGTTTCCTTTAAGCAATAGCCAAGAAGATGTATGTGCCAGCACTTGCATTAAAACCTGCACCTGTTCCAACAATTTGAAATCCACCTGTTGTGGCGTAAACATTGTTGGCGTTGACTTGGGAACTTTGTACGTTTAGCAGCAAGTATGGGTCTGTGCCGCTTATCATGCCCCTTGCTGAGTCCCATACATACCAGTCGCCCGTAGTGTCTGTACGCTTGATTAAAACAAACCTAGCACCACCTGCGAAGCCACAAGAAATCGTCTGAGTTGCTCCTGTACCTGTGTATGAGCCTACTTTAGAGACTCCTGTGCAGGTTGCAAATAGGTAAGCGACGTAGGTGGCGGCAGAAGTATTGGTTTCTGTTGCCGTGCCAATACTAAAAACAGAAGATGTTGGTGTGGTGCTGTTCCATCTTGTCGCACCTGTTGCTTTAGCAGCAGTTGTGTTTAAAACTAAATATTCTGTATTTGCTAATGCGCTTGAATATACTTGCCATGCAGTTGCACCAGAACGCCCTTTAACAATCATTAACTCAGGAACTGCCCCTAAGTTATGTGTAAATGTTGTATTACTTCCAGTTCCCGTATAGCAAACTTCATCAAAAAATGATGGGGCGCGAGAAAATGCCCAATTGCCAATAGTTCTGCCGCCACCATAGTTCCAATAAAACCAATTATCAATATAACCTGTGTTTTGAGCAATACCCATACCTTGCCCTGCTTGCGTTGTTTCTTGTATAGTGGTGGATAATTTTAAAAATGGCTGAGAACTAACAGAAGAACCACGAAGCCTATCAAATTCATAAGAATCATTATCACCAACAGAAGATATAACTGCTTGTGACCAAAGCATATCAACAAGATTGCCTGTTGAGACTGCTGTGTTATTTGCTGAAGGAGCGTCTGTTACTGGTGTAAACACACTCGTACCCAGCGTAGGCACTTTCATCGGGCCACGGCGTATGGCTATGTAGATGACTGTCACACCAGCCGCAAAAATACCAGTGTTAGAAAAACCTGTAGCACTTGGGTCATAGTATGGAGATGTTTGTGTACTAGCTGCACCTGAAGTATTTGCATTTATTACTTCATATCCTGTCTTTGAAAACCCACGCATATTGTCGATAATTTGCCAATTGGCTGTAGTGCTAGACGTTTTTACCATCAACCACTGCGGCTCATACCCCAGATTCACCGTAGCATTGCCACTACCATCAGTAGTAAAAGACCCACAGCTAATCACATTGTCTGTGCCAGTTAAGCCAAAGCCCCCTGCGTTGTGGGCAAATAGGTAGGCAACGTAGGTAACTCCAACACCATTGTTAATATCACCAGCTCCATCTCCAACACTAAATACAGTTGAAGTAGGTGACGTATTGTTCCAATAAGTTGAACTTGTTACAGCAGCGTTAGTTAAATTTAAAAAAGTGGCTTGCGTATTGCCTGTGGATGTATGGTAAACATACCAATTTTTTGTAATTGATGTTGTTTTCACCATTATGCAACCTGGAACAGAACCCAAGTTATGAGCTACAGTACGGCCAGCAACACCATCACCCGTATAAGTCACAACATCAAAAAACTTAGCCTGCTTGCGGAATGTCCATGAGGCGTAGGTTGCAGCAGAAGTGTTGTAGTTAGCATCAGCACCAATGGTAAAACCAGTAGTTCCAAATGCTGTTAACCCCGTTGTGTCTGTTGTTTGCGCCCCAGTGGTATCGCTAATTAACGCTTTTGTAACACCACGAACAGTATCTATTAATTTATGGTCAGTTACAGCAGAACGTGATTTAATCCAAATCAAACCACCATAAGTTGATGTATCAATATTGTTTGTAATTGTTAATGATGCACCCGTACCCGTGTACAAATACGTGCTAAACACGCTTTCAATGTAATTAACCGATGAACTAACTTGTGAACTGTTGCTAGAAAACATATCAGTCCTTATGTGTAGTTTTGACCAGCAGTAGAACCAAACCAGCTTGTGCCATCTGAGATAAATACATATTTATCTAATTTACTTGCTGTACTTGTAATTGTTGGAGCAGTTGCCGAAGGCCATGAAACCGTTGTCCATGTGACCGTTCTTGACCCCGTAGCGTCTTGTTTTAACAATAAGGTAAATGATTTGCCACTTACAGCCGTTGGCATTGTGATGGTTGCGTTTCCAGTCAAAGTGATAATCTGGACTGTGCCGTTAGCCAATGACAACGTAATAGCCGTGCTTGAGTTGGCTGAGTATGGTGTTTCAACGTAATTGGTGACGGTTGGATTGGTGATTGTCGGATTAGTATCCAACACCATTTTTCCAGTGCCCGTGACTGAATTGGTAAGCGTTACACCACCGTAAGTGATTGCACCCGCAAAGTTTGTTGTTGTTCCAACATACAATGCTTTGGCGATACCTACACCACCAGCAGTAATGATTGAGCCTGTAGACGTACTAGAAGCGTCCGTTACTAGGCTAGAAGTAAACCCTTGGGCAAAGGTAATACGAGCCGTTGTAGTGGTTTGTCCGTCCTTTGTCACCGCAGTAGTTAAACCCGTGCCAAGATCAGCAGTTAACAAGTTAAACGTCGCTGCGCTGATAGTTGTACCCGCAACAACGGGTTGCCCCGTTGAGTTGATGTTAAATGTGCCAGAGCCATTGTAACTCATTAGTTCACCTTTGTTGGTTTGATTGAGCCGCCAATAAAGCCGCCAATTTTGCTTGTTGTGCCGTCATGGGAACTTTGCCTGTTAAATTTTTTATGGGTTGAGCAGCATTGCTTAAAGCATTAGCCATTTGACCATATTTATATGCCGCTTCACCAACCAAACGCGGCGATGACGCGGCAAGGTCAACCGCCGCCCCAATAGGCCCACCCGCACCATAAGCCAAGTACGCAGTCGCAGGGCTTGCCCCTCTTTGTAGACCCCTTGGTGTAAATTGATTTAACGCCTGACCCGCAAGAGCAGGCATTAATTCATTACCGCCCATTGTTTCTAATTGTTTAGCCAATTCCAAGCGTTGCCCATAATTAGTATTGACATTGTTCCGCATTAAAGACTGCAATTTACGCATTGCCGTGTCAGCCGATGCGGTTTTACCAAGGGATAAAGCACGTTCAATTTCTTTAATTTGCTCAGAAGCCTCGGTGTAATTCTTCATTACTTTAGAATATTCGGGGGCTTGATTGCTAATTTCTTTTTTAATAGAATCGTAAACTTCTTTGCCAGCCGAATACGCTGTTTTGGTTTCATTGGGCAGCTTTTCAATAGACTCGTAAACGCTTTGCTTTAGCTTGTCTATGCCCTCTGGGGTGTGAAATTCAGCAGGATCAGATTTTTTCCAATCATCCACCTTGGCTTTGATCTCATCAAGCACATCTGCTGCGCCTTTATTGACCACTTTGCCTTTGTAGGATGAGTATTTTTGTGCGTCTGTAAGCGCTTGATCTATGCCTGTGAAGTCTATTTGCGTTTTGTCGTTCTTGATGTTTACCATGCCAGAACGATACTCAGCCTGCTTGTCCATGTTCATTTTGGCAAGGTTGCTTTTGGCATCGTCTAACACTTGCGTGATGGGCACTTGCCCCCGCATGTTTTCTGTAAAGGTTGTATTGCCTTCTCTACCAGCTTTTACAGCTTGAGCAATAGGCTCAGTACCAACACCCGTTTTTAGACCTAATCCTTGTTTGGTTAGTGCTCCCGCCATCTCATACGCCTTTGTAGGCGCACTTATCATGGCATTGATAGGATTGGTTACCTCTCCCGCCGTTGTAAGCGTAGAAGCCACTTTACCCGCCATTGGGATGCGCCCTGCTATTGCTCCACCACCGCTTAACAATGTAGATATATCAGCCATTGCACCAACGGGGTCAGTAGCAATTGTGTTTTTAATGTTTTCAATACCACCGTAACGTTCTTTTAATGCGCCACCCGCTTGATTAGCGGCATTTACGGCACGTTGCGCCGCTTCGGGGTTGGTTTCAAACTTGTTAATAAAGTCTACTACGGGTTTAGGCATTGCTTTTTGTAATGCTCCCGCGCCCACATCCAATATTCCCGAAACAGTTTGAACGGGGTTGGTTACGGCATGATAAAGATTTGATACTAAATTACCTGCGCTTGATGGAATGTTGCTTGCCGCTTGCGCCAACATATCTCCATAACCCATGTATTTGGGTTTTTCTGCTTGTTTTGGCGTTCCATATAAATCAGCACTTAAACCGCTAGATGGCGCACCGTAAAGTTCATCAAGTAATGCCATTTATTGCACCTTATAACCTTGCGCTAAAGCGTCTTTTTTTACTTGCTCAATTGATTTTCCTGTTTTTGTTGCAACATCTTGTATTTCTTGCATAGTTGTAATTTTTTCAGCAACACTAGGTTTATTAAGAATTGGATTCTCTTTAAATCCTTGTTCTTTGCTGTAAATATCTTTCATTGCACTTGTTTCGTTTTGAACTTCTAATTTTAATCTGTTTAACTTTTTCAATACGGTTTCTCTGTCATCTGTTGCCAACGGAATAAATGGCATAAGTCTTGGTGATTCGCTTGCCGTGACCGCCGCGCCACTTCGATCATGAAGTTTTAAAGAACCAATATCTGCAATTTCAGCCCTTGCGCTAACGCCTTGTGGATCAACACGATTTAAAATAGCATTTGGCAAATATCCTTTAAAACCCGTTGCACTTGTATCCCCCTTCATGCCAGGCAAATCTACGCCCGAAACCAATGCAATTGCACGATCTAATTGATTGTTTGCGGTTTGATTTTGAATTATTGCCGTATTAACGCTTGGTGGTATAGGTTTTAATTTTTCTCCTAAAGGAGAATATCCTTCAATTACAGATGGCGCACCGCCACTTCTGCCTGGTTGTATAAATACGGGATTACCATTTGCGTCCGTTGCCGCTACGGGTGAACCATAAGTAACGGCGGCAGGCGCTCTACCAGCCACTTTTAATGCAGTTTCGTAAGAAAAGAAATCTAAAGGTTTTTTGCCTTGATCTTTCATTTGTTGAACATATAAATTATATTTTTCTACGTCTGCCGTTGGTCTTACGGGTTCTTTAGGTGCAAAAGGCGCTTGCATTATTACTTTTCCATCAGGCCCATATACACCTTGACCAGCACTTAAAACTCGTGGTTCGGTTTTCTTGCGTTCTAATTCCGCTTGATTTTGCAATTGAGTTAATTGTTGAGCCATTGCCATTTTTGCAATGTCAGGGTTTTTAAATTGCGTTATGTCAAAATTAGGCGCAAGACCAAACCCTTTAGCTTCTTGGGCTGGTTGCATATAACCACCATCTTGCATTGCATTTTCGGGTGCAGGGCCTGCTCTTTCCATTTCTGGCATTGCTGGTTGTGGACGCATAGCTTCCATTAATTTTGAGTAATCTTGCATAGACTCAGATGATTGTCTTTGAGCCAATGCTTTAGATTCTTGTTGTGCTTTTTCTATACCTTTTTGACCCGAATAAACTTCAAACATTTTAGCCAATCCTTGCAATGGGCTTATTCGTACACCCGCTTGGGTGGGCATTTGAATAGGCTCACTACCCTGTTGGCTTAGTAACTCCGCAAGTTTTCTACGTTGTTGTATTGCTTCGTATTCGGCTGTGTAGGGTGATAAATTGATGTCAGGCATTTAATTTCCAGTAATTATATAAACATACTTGCTAATGATGCTACTCCACTTGGATTTTTAAGTGCAGCACTACCCAAACTAAACAAACCACTTGTCATATTGTTTTGTGAACCAACATTCGTGTTGTAAGCATTTAATTGGTTTTGATAATTAGAATTTACTGAATTAGCAATTGGGGCAGGCGCTACATTAGCACCCGTGTAAGGCGTAAATTGTGGATTTGAAACTTGTGATCCACTTAACAATGCCGTAATCTCATTTAACGGTTGATTGCGCTTTGTAAGAGCTTGAGCCAATGCTTGACCTTGAGCTGTATTGGCAAATTGCCCGCTTTGCACAGATTGGTTAAACCCTTGATTATTGGCATTTATGTCTAAGCCAAGCCCTTGTAAAACGGCTTGGGTTCTTTGATCGTTTTCTTGTTGTCCAAGTAATTGAATTGCGTTGTCATACGCTTCTGTGCCAGGCCGTAATCCTTGGTTAATTAACTGCGTTTCCGTGCTAACTCGATTCTTTGCCAAAGTTGGATTTAACCGAGCCATAATTGCATCTTGTGCCGTTGTGCCTGCATTTATAGGCATCTTGGCAATATTAGTTGTATCAAGCGAAGTTTGAATGTCAGGCCCACCAAAGGAAAACGGTTTGCTTAAAGCTGTAGAAGCATTTGTTGCCCCTGTACTTGCCAATTGGGAAAGTTTTAACTTGGCAGCATTTTGCTCATTTAAAATTCTTGTTTGTTCGGGCGTTAATGTTTGAGTAACATTAGGAGTTAATTTATCAAGCGGTGTAGGCGCTTTATATCCTAAATCTTTACCCGTCGTATCATAATTTTGTTGAGCATATTCAAAGGGCGTTAACTGTGCAGTTCTTTGCGCCTCAGATGCTGCCAAAGTAACACGATTAACCGCCGCTTGTGCCTGTTCTGGCGTTAACGCGCCAGTTTTAGCCCATTGGTTAACCTGATCTTGTATGCTTGCCGTGCTTGCAAATGGATTGTTTTGTAGCGTTGATTTAGCCGAGTTTGCATAATATGTATCTAAAGCGTTTTGCGCTTGATTTCCAGTTATGCCTATTTCTTTTGCAAAATCGGGTAACCGTTTAGCAACATCTGCTGCCGTTGCATTAGGATTTTGCGAATAATAAGCCTGTACATATTTTTCATTTGGGTCGGTAAAATTAACTTTTGGCGAAATATATTCATTAAAGTATTTTGTAGCTAATTCGGGATGTTGTCGATAATAGTCAACATTACCTAAAGTATCAGGCTGTCCAAAAGTTACCGTTTGCGACCCATAAGGAGTCGTAATATTGGGATTGGCCAATTTTGCCGTGTCTAACGCACTCGCAGTATTAGCTTCGCCTTGCGCTTTAGCCGTTGCAACTGGATCAGGTGCTACTGGTGGTGAAGAACCTTTACCAAATATATCGCCCATATCTTTCCCCTAAAAAACGACATTCTTTTCTGGTCATTGTAAAAAGAACAATGTCCCCTAGCGGGTGCGCGTCCTTAATTATAGCTTCTTGGGCAAATCCCATGTTAGTTACAAGACAAATACATCGTTTATTTGCACTAAATATCGGAGCAATAATTTTTTCAGCACCCAATTGTCTAAATGGATAATCAAAAATCTTGGCCAAAAATGCCCTTGTCATGCTTCCCGTGATTGCAATGTGCATAACAATCGACCTTTTATTCCAACTTTCATAGATTAAACCAGCAACAATTTTCCCGTCTTTTTCCAACCCAATTGCCCTACTATTTACTTCAAAATAGAGCTGATTGTTTTTTTCAGCCACCCAATGCCCAACCGCATGATCCGTCCGAATCACAAAGTGCCACCACCCGTAAATACTAAGTCCGCAGCCACCCATTGAATTTGAACGTCTTGGCTTGCCGTTTTTAAGATAGGCGCAAATGAATACCCAATTTCCGTTACCCCTTGCCAATCCGCACTTGGTACTAAATTATCACCCCACACCGCCGTATCCCACAACGCCGTGTCCCAAGCAGCAAATGTTACGGGTGCAAAATTTAAACTTTGAGCCGTGTCTGCCAAGTTGTAATCTACATTAACATTGCCGTAAACCGTAGGAAATCCGTTTGTAAACAAGTGATACCGAATCATTTGGCATTGTTTTTGGTTTGCTCTTCCATAAGTCTGAAAAGATTGCAAAGCAAAACTTGTTATATCCGTTCCGTTGTCCGAATTAGTATTCCATGCAAGACCTACATATCCATCACCACCAAAATAAGGATTATCTTTCCATAACGTCCAACAATTAGCGTCCCATCCCGTAAAATTACACCAGCTTTTTGTAATGTTGTTCATTACATATTGTTGTTGCTGACTACCCTCGGACACGGGTACATTCATTATTAATTGGTTTTCCTTGGGAAAATAAAGCAATTCCCACCCAAAATTAGCTGAATAGCTTGATATTGCCGTACTCATGGCATATTGAATTTTGTTGGTTATTGACACCCTTGGATCAAGCCTAGACGACTGCAACGCACCACTCATAGGAACTACGCCGTCTTGCGTGATGATAAGCAAATCCCCGCCAAACTTAGTCCAACACCGTTTGCCAATAGGCGCACCCAATTGATAAACACCAATTAATGAAATCCCCGTTGGGGTTGTTGGGTCGGTTAACCGCCAAACTAGGGTCTCACCGTTGGACGTAATGAACACTAAATAGTCATCCATGCCATATCCAGCATCTAACGTCCAAGTCATTGCCGCTACCAAATATCCGCCCATTTGAACAAGGCTTGACATATCAAGCGAAGTCGCTGCCCCACCAATTGAATTAATAGGCAAATACCATGTTTTTAGCGTTCCATCTTGAATTAACCAAACACGGTTTTTAAACAAAGTGATGTTTGAACAACTTGCAGTATCCACGCCCGTAATGTCGTAAGGCGCTCCATCCCCATCTTTTGCCCATGCCGAACCCGTGTAATACCTTAACTTGTCCGCACCATTGACCAACATTAAATAACTATTTGCAGTAGTCGTCATGTTGATGTATTGCCATTTTGCATTGGTAAGGCTTGACACGGCAGCAGCTCCTACCGCACCCCCTGCCGTTACATCGTAAATCTTGGTTGTGGCAGCAGCAAATAATTTATTAGCCGTACCCGACGAATAAGCCATCACCGACTCAACTTGACCCGTGATGCCCGTTGCGTATTGTGTGTATCCGTATCTAAGAACAACCGCATTAGTGCCAGGCCACCAATTTGTAAGCGTCACCGCATCTTGAATATCCATTGCCCCAAGCGAATCTCTAGCATTCCATCCACCAATGGGCGCGGGAATAGTGACAACATTGGAACTTTGTGTCTTGACTTTGCCGTAACGTGCTAATGAACCTAACATTATGTTTTATTTCTGCGTGATATAGCCGCCGATTTTGCTTGTGCGTCTTCTTTGGAATTAGCCCCCCATGCCTTTAACGACAAGGCAAGTCTAGTTGGCTCACCGTTTTTTTCCATTGGGCCAGGCATATTGCCCATGCGAGCCAAGAAACTTGCTCTGCGAGGGTTATCCCCTGATTTCACGGGCGGTTTTAAGTCCATACCTTCAGCTTTAGCCGAGGCTCTACCCTTGGCGTTTAGACCACCTTCGGGGTTCTTACCTTCTTTGCGTTGCCAAGCGGCTGTCATTTCTTTTTCTCAGGTTTTGCAGTTTTTGCAGATTCTTTAAATGCCTTGGCTGTGGGCGCTCCTTCTGTACCAGGCTTACGCATCTTTTCGCCCGACCCTGCGGCTATTCTTTCTCTCTTTGCTTGAATATTTGCATAAAGTCCGTCTAGTTTCATGTTATCTCCTTAAACACTTGGCCAATTACCATCTTGCACACTCCACGGCCCAACCAATTGATTCATACCAACTGGCGCCAAACTCATAGCTGAGACAGGTACATCGCCTGCTTTACAGTAACTCAAGGCGCGGTTAAATTCTGCCAATTCCGCACCGTAATCTAGTTTTTTAGCTTTGAGAAAATAGAACCTTAACCCAGCCATCATTAAGTCATCAGGAAATACGCTTGTATCCGTGTCTAATGTGTATTCTGATTTTGATCCCAAACTTGAGCCTGTAGCACATACCCAATAATTAGATACATACTCAAACGAAAAAGTGTAAACCGTTGTTAATGCTTGGAATATCCTAAATTTGCCGTTATAAATTCGGTATCTCTCGCGTGGGCCAATGCTAATAACACCGCCTTGCAAAAACTGCCAATCTTGACTAGATTTTGTTCCAAGGTTGCGCCAATGGTCTGTTCTGTCCCAATTGGTGTCGCTAATCATGCGGTCATATCCGCTTGGCAATGAATAATCTTGTTTAGCAAAAGTCATTGATACCGACGCGGTAGAAGTTGTAACGGGCGAATTGAGCGTTACCTGAGTGCCCGAATCAATAGTCAAAATTTCCGCATACGGCGCTTGACCCGTTCCCGTCACCACATTACCCACCGCTAAAGCCGATGTGCTTGGAATTGCCGTAATCACTTTAGAACCCGCCGTAATTGTGCCCGTTGTGGTTGTGGCCACCTCTGTCTGCCAAATATAGGCTTGGACTAGCTTTTGCCACTCATAATCACGCACCAAATCCTTGCCTAGCCTTTGCGCCAATGACAAAAATTGTTGCGTTTGATTGTTAGTCGAACCAATTACAGAAGTCGGTTGTGTGAGTCCGAGTTCGCCCGAAACTTGATCCACCAACTCCAGTAACGTATATGACATAACTACTCCGTAAGTTCTTTCTTAGGTCTGCCGCCCTTTTTCTTCTCAGTAAGGTCGGCAATCATTGCCCTCAATTGTGCCATTTCTGCGTCCTGTTGTGCGATTTTTGCGTCGGTTTCTGCACGAATTTTGTCAAACATTGCAGAATCTTGTGCCGCCATGATAAAAGCACGGGCTTTTGAGCGCAAATCGTTAAACCCCATTATTTTATTACCCGCAGAGTCCGCAAGTTGAGCAAATTGGTCAATAGTAAAAATATTGAGGGCTTTGAACTCAGCTTTTTGTGTGTCGCTAAGTACCGTCCAAACGTCAATCGGTGTGCCCGATACCTTGGCTTCCTTCTTTTGTTCAAATCTTGCCCACTCAATTGGGTATTCCTCAATGTCCGTCTCTCGCATTGGACGGTCAACAACCAAGGTGGAATCGCCTGGGACTAATTTCTTTAAGAATATCTTTTCTTCAAAGATAGGACGCTTTTCAGCAATCGTTTTAAAGTTATTTTGTCTTTGTACCGTGTGAAAGAAAACCGCCATTTTGCCTCGGTTGTCTTCCATAAAACTCTCGTTTGTCCAATTTGCGTCCTGCATTTTGTTTCCTTTGTTTCAAAATTTTGGCAGTTTCCTGCATCAACCCATCCCCATGAAAAACCACTTCCGCATCTTGCGTTTCAATGAATTTTTCCATCTCTATCGCCGTTTGTAATAACTGTCTTGTCGTTACAAACACTCGATCCCCTGCTCGAACAAACGTTTTTGCTTGTTGCTTGCCTAAATGTTCACCAGCGTATTGATTATCCACAAATGAGCAATCAAACCCGTAGAACCTAAACCGACGGTATCCCAATGCGGACAAAACATTCATTGCCCTCATGCCTACACTAGAACCCCCGCCAATCATGCTATCAATTCCTTCGGGGTGATTTTTTGCCACCCACGCAACAGTCTCCAAGTCGTCACCGTTAATCAAGTGCCATAGACGCACTTGTTTGCCCTTCAGCACGTTCCAAAACTCAGGATGACACACACTAGCCATAAGGTAAGAAATCTCCCTGTGGGGCTTTTTAAGCATCTTAGCCTTATGCTCCCGTGGATCGCAATCAATATGGTACGAAGGGACAATTCCTTTGTTTACCATAAAGTCATGCGCGCCCGATACCGTGACCATTGGGTACTTGATTTGCTTCCATGTTTTCTCAAGGCTTGGCCCGTAACAAACAATGGAAATCCATTTGTCGTTAAATTTATTCTTTTTCTTTAGCATTGGCAACCCCAACGCTTTGAACATCTGCGCGTGTCGCTCGTCGTTACTCAAGACCCCTTGTAACATTCAATCCTCATATCTCGAAATGGAAAATGGTAATTTGGCTCTTTAAACTCGATGCGCTCCATGCCCACCGATTTAAGCATTTGTTTGAGTGGCACTTCAAACCAACCCCAACGATGGCACATAGCAGGGTCTTTATGCTTTGGGTCGCCATATAAGGCGTGTAGGGTCATAAAAGGCATTAATGGGGTTTTGGTGATCACGCAATTATGAATGTAGGCAAACACTTTGTCCATACATGGAAGTTCTAGGATCATCTTACCGTTTGGTTTTAAAACCCGTTTCCATTCGGTCAATACGTCAAAAACTTCGTATTCGTAGCAATGCTCTAA